ACAACACCTGAATAAGCACCCTGAACGGCTGGAATAAACTCTGGTGCTTGGCGGATAATGCCTTCTACTGCGGCATTAACGACAATCCATCGTCCATCACGAGGCGCTAGGTTACCTGACATAGCTGTTGAAAGGTCAACAAGATTTTTGTAAATCGTTGACTTTGTAGCAGCGATTACGGTAGCGGCATAAATAATAAAGGCATCTTGTCCAGCGGCAACGAGGGAGAATAAACCTCCTGTATAAGTTGTACCACCTTGGTCAACTACTGTAATTGATGTGTTTGATGTACGTGCTGTAACTAGATAACCATTTGTCTGTCCTACTACTTTCAAAATACCTCCGATCATAGCACTGGTAAAAGTTGTTCCTGTACCTGTAACAACACCTGTTGTTGCAGCAATAGAAACTGTACCAGTTGCATAGTTTGTACCAACTGCATTTGAGAAGTATACATTCTTAGCGGCGTAATCGAGCAAAGCAGTGTCTATAACTTCTGCAATATCCCTCTTGGAAGAAGCGGCATACTCATTGATAGCACTAGTGTCGTTTTGAAACTTATCAATATCATCAACTCCGAAACTAAAATACTTCTGCTGATCAACTATGAGATCCTCGGTAGTAGGTGATAATTCCTGTCTGACGAGTTTCATACCCCTTGTATAATCAGCAAGAGTTATTCTTCCTGCTGTACGAACACGAACACGGTCTCCTGCGTCTTTAATCAACCCCTCATATTTGGTGTTGGTTATAGATTTGTAGAGCGAATCATTGTAAAGCAATTCAATCAACTTCAAATTATATTTGATAGGTGTGAATGCAGACATTGTTTGGCCCACTAGAAATTCTGATATCGGCATAATTAGTAATATTAACTTATAAGTATTACAGATTATTTAAAAGGTTATTTAAACCTTGAGCTTACCAGAAGCCATATCAGCGTTGAATTCTTTAGCATGTTGAGCAAATTCGGCTGGATTTGTATTAGCCATTCTAGCCCAATCATCTAATGAACGTGAAGATTGTGGTGTTTTATCTCCGCCAACACTTCTTTCACTGTCAACACGACTAGATTTCTTTTTCTCCTCCTCGGCCCCTAAGTATTTGGCTTTATCAAATAAATGAATCTTAGCGACATCTTCCAGTATCAAGTCGATATTGTCTGGAACATTGTCTGCTTTAAAATACTTTATTTTGAATTCATCTTTCGATGTTTTTAAATCAGGATACTTTTCAGATACTTTACTAAAAGCTGTTTCCCACTTACTTATATTATGTTGTTCTTTTGCATACTTGATAGCGGGGTCATTATAGACACCTGCTAGCGCACGCTTAGTCACAACATCTGTATATGAGATAAGGTTTTGTTGAGCTTCTGGTGATAGTTCTTCGAAGCCAGGGTATAAATTCTCTGTAACGGGTACTGTGGCTGTTGCCGCGAGTTCTTCATTGAGCCTCTTGTTCTCTTCATAGAGTCTTAGAGCTTCTTTTGATGACTCGGCAAACTTCTTTTGGTAGTCAACCTCTTGTTCGCCTTCAATGGTTGGTTTTTGTTCAGTTTGCTCTGATACCGTTCTTTCTTCTTGAGTTTCGAGGTTAGCTCCGTTTTGAGCGTCTTTTAACTCTTGGTCGAATGAGTTTGGATTCATTTTTGTTTTGTGCCGTCCCTTATGTATTGGGGGGTTTGGCAATTATTTCTTCCTAATAGTACTTTTGATTTTTCAATGAACCGATTAAAGTCCAGTTTTTCCTCGTGTCTAGGAGGTGAGCTATAGTGATTCTATTTGCCCCTCGAGCATTTTCTTTTCTACTTGTGGCATATCCAAGAATGTTAATACCTTTTTAATAAACTTTACCTCTACCTTTCTAAATGTTTCTGCCTCTCTACTCAAGTCAATTTCCGTTAATCTGGTAACCGCTTGGTCTAACTCCATTTCAAGAAATTGTTTATAATCTTGTTCAGTGATATTTCTTCCTGACAAAGCTACTTCCCAATTTCTATAAGTCTCTTTCTCCTCAACATTCAAATCCTCGAATTTAAGGACACCAATCTTTTTTAAATATCTGCTTAAGGTATCTTTCATGGCATTTGATTATCTATCGGCTGTGGCTGTTGCTGTGGCTGTTGCTGTGGCTGTGCTTGATACTCCATTACCGCATCAATATCATCTTGACTCCAGTCTAATAACTCAAGTTCTTTCTTTTGTGCTAACTGTATAGCTACAGGGTTCGTCTGGAACGATTGTTTAATATATGCTAACTTCTTCAAATCAAAATCATTATTTTTGTCTTGTTCTTCCTTGAGAACAACTGAACAAACATAACCTTCTGGATTCTGCCATGTAGACGGTAAAATTTCTTTTGATTGATATGCCCCGTCCCCACCTTTCTTATATAAAGTTAAAGCACCAGATGAGTTGGAGTTTAATAATTCATAGAATAATGTACCCGATTCTTTCCACGCTCTCCTGTAGTTCTTTGACACGACTTCATTCCTACCTTGAGACTGTTGGAATTGTAGTTGTATCTCTCCTAATGTTGCACCACCAGGCTGACTAACCCCTCTTTCAGTAGGAGTTTGTGCTACTGATGACTGTATTAGGTCTTTTAAGAAGGTTATTTGTTGTGAAGTATCGTTTAACGGTTCAATCTGCATTTGCTGTACAATCTCTCTAGGATTACCTGGTACTCCATACATACCAAAGGGTTTAGGTGTAAAAGCTTTGGGGGTAAACTGTCCATTAAGTGTATTAAAGAAGTACATACCAAAGTTACGATAGGTTCGATTCTCTAAATCCTGCGAAAAGTACATGTTTACCACTTTGTTAAATGTTCTAGTTGCATCAGCTATACCGTCACTCCACAAATCGTTTAAATCTGGATCAGAAGCCCACGAAACGATTGGAAGTCTTGTAATACCGATTGCCTCTTTAAGGGTCTTGTTTACTAAAATAGTTTTATCAGCGGCAAAAATCAATAAATGGCGTACAAATTGTTTCTTTTCCTCGTCCCATATCATTTTGTAAGACTCATTAAGCTCTACAATGACATCAGAAGCACGAAACTCATCAAAGTTGGACACTCCAAGAGTTATGAGTCTTTGATTCCGAGCCTCCATATCTTCCCTTGAAGTGGCAGAAGCAATTAATCCTTGACTACTATCAAGGTATTCTTTGAGTTCCTTCTTACCTTTGGTACTGTATTTATCATTAGCCAAAATGTTTCGTAAAGGTTTGTAGATATTTTTATGAATAACATAGTCTGCTGTTTCAATATCTAAAGAATTAGCTCTAGGGTCAATTTCAATATCAAAAGGGTCAATAAGGTCACAGAATATCTCATTCTTAGCATAACCCCATTTCTTAAAACCTCTACCTTGGAGCCCAACTACCTTCTTTTCCATGTTATCAAGAATGTCTAGCTTTAGTTTTTCATAGTAATAACCCCATAACTCATTCAAGACAATCTCTCCGTCTTTTGCTTCATTACCTTTGCCACGAGTCTCAAACTTTAATATAGGTGCTTCATCAATCTTACTTATCCAAGTCTGAATTGATTCACGAACAATAGGAATATTAACTGTCTGACGTTGTGTAAGACGATTTGTTATTATTTTATCTCGGTAAAGAAAATAGTTTTCATTCCATTGTTCAAGTCTTCTTAATTTAAAATTATAGGATGCTTCCTTTTCTTTGATATGTTGTGCGACAAGAATATCGGTTTCAGTGTTAGTAGTAGTTGTAAATTCATTTTGCATTAAAAACATTATAACACACGTCGTACTTATTCTGCAATCCAATCTTCTTTGAAATATACGACAAAAGAGAATACCATGTTATTCTCTTTCGAAATTATCTATTTTACTTCCTTAACTTTCTTAACTTCCTTAGCTTCCTTAGCCACTTCCTCTTCACCTCTAACTAAATTCCATGCTGTCTTTCCTTCTACGATCTCATCAAAACGTGCATTAGCTTCATTCAATGAATGAAAACTATTGACTTGTTCTACAGCAGGAACAACTTCTGGAGTGATTCGTTTGACTGTTGTTGTAAAGTGTGGACCGTCCTTTTGAACTGAAAGAACACACTCACCTTCTTCACCGTTGCGAGTAACAATTGCTTTTCGAAGTACATCATTTGATAACATATATATATATTTATATTAGTTTAATAACACCATGGACTTATATTATATCAAAAACCTAGGAGTTCGTCCATTGGCTCTACACCTTGTGTTTGAACAGTTGCAACTAATTTAGGAGTTGGACCGATAGAGGACATTGCATAACGTATGCCGTCTAGAGAATGGCTAAACATGTGTTCCGGTTTATTTAATATTTTACCATTTCTATCAGTCATCCATAAATAATTTCGATATTCATTGATAATATTTACCGAACGCTTTGTTACTGATATCTTTTGGTCTTGAATAAATTGTATACCAAATTCTACTGAATCATTACCTTTGCTAGCACCGATAATATTAAGTCCATAACTCCTTATTTCATCAATTGACTTGGGTTCAGCACTGTCTGCAATAATTAAGGCAGGCGCTTCTAGCGCAAGTAAAGTATCAGCAATTTGTTTATTTGACAAACCTTTTTGATAAACAACCTCATCAAAAATATACCCACCGTCATACTTGAGTACCGCAGAAATGGCTGTAGGATCATTTGTATAACCAAAATCTAACCCGTACCTTTCTAATCGTGCATTAACAGGTATCAGGTCAATAATTTGCCAATTGGTATATATCTTTCCTTCCACCTCGCCAAGCAAACCTTCACCATAAACTTTCCACCAACCTTTTCTATTCTTACGTTGCTCAATCGATTCTCTAATTTCAGGCGGACATCCTTCATTATCTAAATAAGTGAGAACAATAAAATCAACATCACTTCTCTTTGCGATCAATTCGGTCTGAACCCAAAACTCATTAGTAGGGTTATAGTCTAAAATGAAAAACTCTTTTGTACGAACTTCTAATTGTTCAAAGGCATCAAAGGTATTGTTATTAGCCTCGTTCATAAAACATCTGTCACGCCTTGCACCTCTTAATTTATCCCCATTATCAGTTGAGAAAAACTCTATCCTCGACCCTGTTTCAAAAGTGTAGGTAGAGTCTTGGACATTCCAATTACTGTCTTTCCAGTAGTGATGAGCTTGGAGTATCCTCTTAAAATCGCGTAGGGCACCTCTCTTTAAGTGGGGGATGGACTCTGCTACCACCGAAGTGATAGTAGGAACCGTATCTGTTTGAGCATAGGCAATTAAATACAGAAGTATTGATATAGTCTTGCTAGCCGAGGTACCACCTTGGATTATTCGGATTCTTTTAGAAAGCTTACTTATTTTGTCATAAGCAGTTGTTAACTCAAACATTTATATTCTTTTAACTACAGCGATTGGATCTGGCATAATATTTGTACCGTCGGGATTGGAGAATGACTGAACAGCTTTACCAAAATGATGTTCAAGTATAAATTTTAACATAATAGGATCTCCATTCTCTGCCATTAGGATAGCTTTATCAACAAGTCTTTTGACAGTACCCGATGCCAAGTAATCAGAAAGTTGGGGTTTTGATTTTGAACCTTTTGGTCGACCGCCTTTAATTTTATGGCCCATTACGAATGTCATAAATTATATTTTTATATTTGATAGCTCTAGAGCCTGTGCGATTAAATCAACAACACATCTTTTGAAATCTTTATTATCGGATAATAGCATTTGAAACGATACAGGAACCTTCACATCCCTTAGGTGAATATCACCAGACAGAACAGCGACACTTTCCCCACCTTTAGTCTTTAAGTCTTGGACAACAAACACTAATTTTGAAACTTCTTCATTCATATTTTTTTATTATAACATAATAAGTCATGGTATACAATGACCGCTTTTATTAAAGCTACTATTAAAGCTACCAAGAGTAATAGTAAAATAATCATAATTGATGAAGACTAAGTGGTGGTAATGAATAGTTTGATAGGGCACCTTTTCTCATTCTATAAGAAAGTCCCGAAGATTTATAATCTTCTCTCATGAAGGCCCAATACTTATCAATATTATCATACTGTAAATTCTTTATTTGCATTGACTTAACCGATGATCTAAAAGCTCGTCTAACTTTTGGAAAGAGTAGAGCAAATAAAACTACATTTATAAAGTATTGTACCTTCTTCATATCAAATTCCTCTCTGTACATTAAGATTTTTGATAAATATTTTACTTCTCTGAATGGTCTAGCAAGGAGTTTTTCAGTTGATGTCTCACTCATAATATCTATTAAACGCAATCTATATGCGTTGTCATATTCTATCAAATGCGAGAAATATAAGGAGAATTGGCTTGCTACAATCTCTTTTAAACCCATTCCAATTAAGAAGCTATACAAAGTAGCGTCTAATTCTTTCATACAAATCATTCGATACTCAGGTTTTAAAATATGTGTTTCTAGTGTTTTTTCTGCAAATCGATTGAAAGCAGAAAAAAAACTATTTAATGTTGGTCTCAATTTAAAGATTTCAATGAAGATTGCTTTTAATATATCTATTGAAAATAAAGTTTCAGGAGTTGCTATACCTTTTTGTGGAAATTCAGCACCCTCATAATAAACAAAAATACCATCGTCACATCTAATAGATTTTACTTTTAAAGCATAAACAGAACCCGATTTTTCTATCGTAGAATTTATCTTCTTACCAGTTCTATTTTGGTAAATATAATCTATTTTTTCCACCTCTTTTTTAACATCATTATCGAATGTGATCTACGCTCTGCAATACTTTTATTCTTCCAACGAGCTTCGAAAGCTTTTCTTGTTATAGCTTTCCTCTGTTTAGCCGTCTTTAATGACCACTGAAATTTTCTTGCTTGACTTTGAGCTTCTGACATACAAAGATTATAACACTACTGTATAATAAAAAGCAAATTGACCCTATTGATTTACAATAGGGTCAATTATAGTTACTCATCAATCTGCTCTTCAATAACACACAAACAAGGCTTATCATCTTCTGGTCCAACATTTACATGGCCAGTACCATCACACATATCGCAATTAGGCATAGAATTGTTATTATTGCTTTCTTGTAAAATCGACCTTTCAAAAAATCATCTTGCATATCATCTAGTGTTTTCATTTTATTGATTGCCCCCAGTTAAATCTGTTCAACAACTACTTTATGACTTACCATTTAGCGAGTTATTCACAAGCTAAGGGCTATCTAATTTCTTCATTGAACAGATGTAACTAGGGGCAGATTAATACTTACCTATTCCAACAACCTTTACTTGAATACCAAGGCTCGCTACCTCTATTAGCATACAACCACTTAGCAAAAGCAATGTTATCCTTTTCCTTTGTAATATCAAACCCAAGCTTTGTTGCCTGTGCAAAGTTAACAGTGTTAATTTGTGCAATACCAATATCAACTGTTCCGTTGGTATTTACACCAATTATAATCTGTCCATTCTTACCCAAGTGCTTACCGCCACTTTCACATTTGAATATTCTAGCCATTACAGGCGCATCACTTTCAATCATAACTTCCTTTATTACCTCAGCTTCAACAATCTCTGGAGCAATATTTTTCTTTGCATAATGATACCCTGCAACACCAGACCAACCAATAATGTCCATAGCTATGATAACAAATAATACACGAAGAACTAAACGCTTTGCTTTATACCTAAACACTTGCATCTTAGTCTTTCCACAATACATGTTATCAATGTGCTGGTTTCCATAAAATATTTTTGTAACTTTCATATATTTAATTAATTACTAATAATTTCTTAACATAGTCATTATACTACTGTGTAAAATAATTGCAAGTGCACCTGTGGATAACTTTTGAGGTAAATACCCAGCATGTCCAGCTTAGAAAAAGATGCTGGTCTTAGCTATAAACATGTTTCTATATTATTAGCCATATAATCACAATACCCATGTTGTGATGGGGTAAAGACCCAAGATCTACCCGGCTTCACCCGGCTCAGAAAAAGAGATATTATGGCTTAACTGGTTAGTATACCACAGCTTACCCTGCATAACCTGCATAAAAGGGGGGGCAACCCCTATATATATATATATATATA